CTGTCTAGTTAGTCCCATATTTCTGAGCTTTTCTGCCGAAATATGTCTGACGAGTGTTATGTCGCCGCTGCCTGTTTTGAACCCCTTAGGGTGTACAGGTCTTCACGGTGTGCCTGTTCCATTTCGGAACGGCATACCAAGATGGCTGTCCGCGCCGGGCTTCGCGTCGTTAGGATCAGGTATGGCTTGCCATACTCTGAGTTACCTGACGCTGTTGAAGGTCGGCTGGAAAGTTATCTTTTGTACCTTTTGTCGCAGGGCAAGGTACGTGCCTCAGTGTGTTTCCCCCGCCGTCAGGGCCGGCCTGACGGGGAAGGCCTTCGTTCCCTAGTTCGTCTAGGGAGGAGGGAGAGGTGGGAGTTAGCTCATACGCTAAACTCCTTTAAGCGCAACCTGCCAACGGGTTGTCGCCTCCACACTCCTTCAAAGCGAGACGCGTGGGAACGTCTTGCTTTTTCCAAACCCCCTCCCACTCCCCTTGATTACCTCAGCTTCGTTCGTGCTGAGGTATCCAAGATCTTCTCTTCTGGCTGGGATAGGCGTTATTACGATAACGTCTATTCTTTCGTTCCTAATGCCTCGGCAAGGGAACAGCGCACAGGTAAACAGTCTACCCGGGCTGACCTTATCTGGGCAGGCAGACAAGAAGAATTCATCAGAGCTTGTACCGTCGAAGGTCAGTGTCCCACTGACCTTGGGTGTAGGTACAAAGAGGTCATGTCTGCGGGCAAAGTTCGTCCTTTGGTTATCTTTGATAGCCGGGTGGATGTTCTTGGCCCGCTGCACAAGACTCTCTACGATTACCTTTCTAAGAAGCCGTGGCTTCTTAGGGGTTCTCCGTCCTCTGATCGGATGGGTTCCATTTGCATCAACGAGTTCCAGACTTCAGTTGATCTCGTGAACGCGACCGATGGGCTCCGACATGATGTGGCGGAAGAGATTCTTCGTGGTCTCTTCTTCACATCTCTGTCCGTTCCCCTTTCGGTTCGTTCACTTGCCTATAAGACTCTTTCTCCTGTCGTAGACGGGGGTTCTAGAGTTTCTATGGGACAAATGATGGGAGCTTACCTCTCCTTCCCTCTTCTCTGCATTCAGAGTTACATCGCCGCCCGTTGGGCTGCTCGATTTGACTCTAATGCTGCTTTTTTGGTTAACGGAGATGACTGTGTTATCTCCGCTAATAGAGAGGTCACTTCAAGTGACTACCCTGACTTCTTTGAGTTGAACACAAAGAAGACCATTAGAGCCAAGAATGTTGTTGAAGTCAATTCAACAGTTTTCTTGAAAGAAAGGGACAAATGGCGTGAGGTGCGCCATTTGCGGAGAGGTACAGCACTTCCGGGCTATCTCGGCGTTCTTCATTTGGCCAAAGCGTGTTGCTCCTCCTCTGTGTGGAGCGACGCCTTTGTGAAGAGCCGGATAGGCCAGAAGTGGGGGTTTCTCCCGTCTCAGTTGGGTCTTCACAGAGATTCTCGCGCGGTTTGGAGGCGCGAGGTCTCTTTGAGGAAAAGGAGGTTCTTCACGGAACTTCCTCGTCCTGCCGTTCCTCTAAGTGAATCTGTTGATTTGGTTAGAGGTTACGAGCCGGACCCTGACGAGACGAGAGCTCTGTTCGAACACATGTTCGCCCACGGGCGGACTGTTTCGGACATGGGGATTTATAGCCCTTCCATCGGGGCTATAAGAAGGACGTACCGTTATCGGTCCGTTCGTCCTTGGAAGTCCTTGTCTTACATGGGCTTCCGTTTGGGTGAACGGCCCTCGGATCTGTCTTGTGTTCCCGTCCTGCGGGAATACGAGTCAGATAGGTACAAGGGAAGACTTCTTGCCCTAAGCGTTTTTAACCGGCTTGCCGGTCTGTAACACGTTTAAGAGCTGTCCATGGCCTACTCGCTAGTAATAGCGTCGCGGGGCTCCAGGTCAGTTGACCCTGATGATGCTTCACAACCAATTAAGGAATTTACAATACCACTTGCCTTCTTCGGAAGGTCCGCCAACTATGGGGAAGCGGTTAATTTGGTTTGGTTCGGAAGCCCCTCATTCAGTGGGTCGAGCAAATGTCACGTGTAAGCACCGCTGACAGCTGATCTGGAGTAGGGAGTAGGATTATTAAATGCCAGTTCGTGAGGACTGGCGGCCGTGTATGCGGT